GGTGATCTTGACGATACCCTCGGCGTCGATGGCCACAGCACCGGCGGAGAACAGGGCGTTGACAAGCCAGCTGGTCTTCTCGGGGATGTAGTTGATCTCCGTCTTGGGAGCGATGCCTTCGGCGTAGCCGATGGCGTCACGGTGGAAGGCGTACAGCGTGCGATCGCTGGAGCCGTCGATGGGCAGGCCACCTTCGGAACGGTCGCCCAGCACATGGAAGGTGAAGCCCATGAACTGGTTGATCTCGCCCTGCACCAGCGCCTTGACCGTGTTGAAGTCCGAGCTGGTGACCGAGGTCTGCTCGAGCATCGCGGCCAGGGAGTTGGCGTGGATGATGATGTTGCGGCCCTCAGCCGGGACGTTCTTGGCGTTGAGGATCTTGGAAGCCTCGCGCAGCTTGGCGATGTTCATGTTGGTGTTCGCGCCACCAATAGAGTTCGCCACCGTGCCGGTGCCGGAAGCAGCGTTCAGCGCGTCCAGAATCAGCTGATCCTGGCGGCGGCCAATCGCGGCACCGACCACCTGGGCCAGCTCGCTGCGCTCATCGAAGTTGACCTTCTGCTGGGAGAAGATGTCCGAGTACTCGGCAGCATTCCAGTCAGACAGGGTGCAGGTGACCGTGCTGAAGCCGACGTTCATCGGGGTCACATCGGTCTGGGTCACGCGGGCAGTAGCCACGCCGCGACCAACTTTGGGGAACTTGACAGTGGCACCTTCGACACCACGACGCTGACGCACAGCGCCCACCAGCATTGCTTTGCCCTGGTAGGCTTGTTTGACCTCAGCGTCGAACAGGGTCACGAAGGCGTTCGAGAGAGAAACGCTCATGATTTACCTCATTCGGTTGTTGGACAGGGTTTTGCGCGTCGGTGAGCCGCAGATGCGGGCCTGTGCTTGCTGCTTGCGGCAGCCACTCGTCAGCATCTCGCTGCGGTCAGGGCCGGTTGCCCGGTGAGCCTTGCCGCGATTGTAGGATGAAATTGCCTTTGTCAATACCCCCCTTGGGGCTTTGGACAAAAAAAGCCCCGGCGGGTTAGGCCGGGGCAAGTGGCAACGGCAGATTGCCGCAACCTTGGAGACACTATCCCAGCGTCTGTGCGAACAGGCGCTCGACCTTCTGGCGGTAGGCCGCATCGGTCTTGTACTTGGGGTCGGCCACCATCTGGTACAGATCCTCCTTGGTGGGCGCACCGTCCTGCGGAACCGATTCGATGGGCACCCGGCCCTCGTAGGCTTCGCGGATCTTGAGCAGAGCCTGCAGGCCACGGGCGGTGCCGCCCATGATCTTGAACTCCTCGAAGTCCTCCTTGGCCCAGACGCCCTTGTTCACCAGGCCACGCGCCCAATCCACCATGCCGTTGACCACGGCGTTGGCGTTCGGCCCCAGCTTGGCCATCTCGGCCTTGGGATCGACCATGTCCGCGCCCATGATCTCCTGCGCCTGGGCGCTGATCTTGTTGGTCAGCTCCTCAAAGGCAGCCGCGCTGATGCCGTTCTCCTTGGCCCAGCCCGCCAGGGTCTGGCCGATGGGGTTCTCCTCACCCTTGTCCCCGAAAGCACTTAAGTTGTACTTCCCGTCAGCTGGGGCGTTGTGGGCACCCTTGCTGATCTTGCCGCGCAGGTCGCGCCAGGACTTGGCCAAAGCCTCGTAGTCGGGCTTGCCGTCCTTGAGGAAGTTCTCGGGCATCCACTCCGGCGGCTTGTCATCGCCAGGGGCTGCGGCTGGAGCTGCAGCTGCAGGCTCTGCCTTGTGGGGGATCTCGGCCTTCTGAGGCTCGGCGGGGGTGGAGGGGTCTTCGACGGTGACCGAGTCCAATAGGCCGGTGGACTCGCCGCCGGGTTGGTCGTTGGTGTCGCTCATTGGCTTACAGCTTCCTTGCTTGGTTGATCCGCGCTATCAAATCCCGCACCACGTTCCTCTGCCCTTCGGCATAGAAGGCGTGGGAGGGATCAGCGCCCGGCACGGCAACGGGCACATCCACATACATCTCGCGCAGCCACTCGAGCAGCTTCTGGCCGTCCTCGCTGCCCAGCACCCGCAGGCACAGGCGGGCCAAGTCTTCGCGCTTCTGCGTGGCCTCGCGGATGTCATCCGTCTGGCCGATGGCTTCAAGTTCCTCCCAGCTCATGCGGGCATCCCTTCAGGGGCCATGCCAGACGCGGCCTGGGCCTGCGCCTGCTGCGCCATGCCCTGGGCGATGATCTGGGCCTGCTGGGCCTTCTGGGCCTCTTCCAGCAGCACTGCACGCTCGGCCTTGGTGTTGCGGACAGCCGCGGGCACACCCAGCTTGTCGCCCAGGTAGTCGGGCAGCACATCGGTCTTGATGGCCACCGCGCCGTCAGCACCGAAGCCCTGCATGATCTGGGCGTACTGCATGATGGCCTGCACCTCATCCATGGCCTGGGCCTGCGCCAGCGGGGCCTCGGGCACCACGCGCACCTCAAGGCCGTTCACACGCAGGGGCAGGTCGATCAGCCCGCGCTCGTCCATCACCTCAAGGATCTTGGCGACCAGCGGGATCATTGTTTCGTTGATGAGGCGACCGAAGGCGCTGCCCAGGTTCTGGGACAGCTCCTTCATACGCTCCACAATCTCGGTGGCCGAGCGGGCGCTCATGTTGTCCGGCGGCAGGGACTCATCCAGCAGGATGCGCTTGACGTTGGAGCGCAGATCGTTGATGACCAGCTGGCTCACGTTGAAGTCGCCGGAGCGGGGCAGGGCGGCCAGGGCCGGGCCTTGCGGGCCACCGTTGCGCGCCACGGGGATGATCGCGCCAGGGGCCAGCTTCACCGTGTTCGGATTCAGCACGCCGTCATCCGCTGCCGTGTAGACCCCAGATACAGCCAGCGATGCGTTCTTGAGCAGCAGCTCGATGGTCTTGTTCAGGGTCTTGATGTCCGGCAGGGCCGTCATCAGGGGGCCGCGGCCATAGATCTCACCGGCCACCTTCATGTAGCGCGAGATCACCCAGGGGCTGGACTTGCGGCGGCGGTAGACCAGCTCGTCTTTGCCGTGCGTGTAGATGACGTGGTAGCAGTAGTCGCCACGCTTGGCGTCGAAGACCGTGGCCTCGAGCAGCTCCACATCCTCGGTGGGCTTGTCCTGGATCAGGCGGGCGAGCTGGCCCTCGATCTTGGCATCCGGCCACTGGCGCTGGATGGACTCGGCCTTCATGCGGATCTTGCGGTAGACGTTGTCCACCTGGCCGTTCGCGCCCTCCTCGTAGGTGACCAGGAACAGGGGCACCGGGATGAAGTTGATCGGGCTGACATCGTCTCCGGGCTGCACCATCATGCAGGCGGTGCCCACGGCCAGGTCGAGCAGGAACTCGCCCATGGCGATGTCGAAGTTGCTCTGGCGCAGGACGGTGAACATCTTGTCCCCGTACAGCTCCAGCACGGCCTGGGCGGTCTGCTTGCGGTCGGCGGGGATGTCGCTGCCAGCGTCCAGGCGGCACCACTTGCGCTGTGGCGGGAAGACAACGCTCTGCAGCCGGTTGGCGAACCGCTGGGTGCTGTTGATGGCCGTCGAGTCGAAGACCCGTGTCATCTTGTTCTTGCCGGTGCTGGCCCCCTCCCACACGCCGTAGAGCTGGCGCTGGGGCAGCGCGAACTCGTAGGCGTCCATGTAGAGCGCCTGGAACTCGTCCTTCTTGGTCTGCGCGACGGCCTGGCGCTTGATGATCTGCTCGGGAGTCAGGCGCATCCCCCCGCTCTTGTCCTTGTATTCCATGATGCAATCAGTCCTTTTCAGCTTTGTACTTGGCCAGCAGGTTGCGGCCCTTGGCGGCGAGGCGGGCGGCGGCTGCTGCGGTGCGCGGAGCCGGTTCCCCCCATGCTCGAGCGGCCAGCGCCAGGCGCGTCGGCTCGCCGTTGTCCTTGACCAGCGGGCCGCTCGGGTCGGTGTAGAAGCGAGTCAGGAAGGAACCCTTGCGGCGGGCGCGCTCGCCCGTGGGGCTGGACTCCTTCACGCCGGGCTGCAGGTTCTTGCTCTCGCCCGTGCGCTCGTAGTGACGCCGCCCGGCCTCGGTCAGGCCGCCATCGGGGTCTTTGAGCTTGCTCACTTCTTGGCCTTGGCTGCCGCCATGTTGTCGATGAGGTTGGGGTAGGGCCGCCCGGCCTTCTGCGCCCGGCGCATGGCGTTGGCCTTCTGCGCCGAGGTCAGCTCCTTGGGCTTGCCCAGATCCTTGGGCCGGGGTTTTTCCCAGACTTCCTTCATGAGTCGTCCTCCTCCTTGAGCAGGTACTCGGCCAGGAGGTTTCGCTCCATGCGCGTCAGCGTGAGGTTCTTCTTGAGCTTCTTGCCCAGGGCGACCTTCTGCATATCGTCCAGCTCAGGCTTGTCCATGCCTTCGGGCTTGTCCATGCCTTCCTTGCCCTCACCATTTTTCTCGATGGAGATCTCGATCTTCATACCTTGGCTCCCTTCATCAGTCCGTTCTTGCGCTTGCTGCGGGAGCGTTCCTGCTCGGACAGCGCGATGGCGATTGCCTGCTTGCGGTTGGTGACCTTGTCGCCGGAGCTGGACTTCAGCGTCCCGGCCTTGTACTCGTGCATCACCTTCTCAACCTTGGTCTTCATGCTTTGACACCTCCCAACATCGTGCGAGCTGTGCGACGGGTGGCCTGCAGGCGCGCAGCCCGGCGCTCGCCCACTTCGCGCTGCAGCTGGGCGCTGGCCATCTGGCGCTTGCCCTCAAACTGCGAGGAGTCGAACTGCTCGATCTGCGGGGCCATCGGGGCGTCCGGCAGCTCAGGCAGCTTCTCAGTGAAGGTCGGGATCTCCTTCGGCTCGTAGTAGGTGAACTGCTCGGTCTTCTTCTTGCCGTACCAGGTGCGGTATTCACGCTCGCCCGTCTTCTCCACCACGGGATCCTTCTCCAGATCCGCAAGCTGCTGGCGGTAGGCCTCCAGCTTCGCGTTGTAGTCGGCCACCTGCTGCTGGTACTGCGGCTGGGTGGTGGTCTGGTACTGGCGCACGGCCTCCTCATACGGGGCCATGGTGGCGTTCACGCGCTTCGTGTAGTCACCGAAGGCCTGAGAGTACTCATCGGTGAGGGCAGCCACTTGCTGCTTGTACTGGCCCGCCAGGCGGTCGAGGCCGCCCGTGCGGCGCGACAGCCGCGCCAGGTTCACCTGGGTCATCCGCGTGGCCATTACTGCAACATCCCGCCAGAGCCGCCCAGGCCCATGCCCACGCCCAGCTCGGCGTCCATGCGCTCACCGGACAGCAGCGAGCGGCGGCCACCGCGGGTGCGGGCCTTCAGCGCGGAAGCCTCGGCGGCAGCGGCCTTGCGGCGCTCTTCATCGGCGGCGGCCTGGACTTCCTTGGCCTTGGCCTCCATGGCCAGCTTGTTGTCCTTGTAGGACTGAGCAGACAGCTCGAACTGCTGGCGAGCCGTCTCAGCCTGCTGCTGCAGGGACGCGGCCTGTGCGGCATACGTCTCGGTCTGCTTGCTGATCTGTTGGCGCATGGCCGCGGCATCGTCGGCCTGCTGCTGCAGCGCCTTGCGCTGGTCATCAGATGCCTGCTGGCGGCTGCGGTTGGCCTGGTAGGCGTTCACCCCAGCGGTGAGGATGATCGCCCCGGAGATGAAATAGCTCATGTGATTAACTCCTTTTCAATGACTTCCATGCCCAGCTCGGCGTACTCGAGCGCGGTGTACCGCTCCTCGAGCTTGGTGATGTCCTGCTCGTCGTCAGGGTTCGGATGGATCGTCGTCCAGATCGCATCCTCATGCGTGTAGACCACTCGCTTGGTGCCAGCCTCAGAGATGAAGCTCGAGGGCGCGGTGTGATGCTCCAGGCCGTACTCGGTGTAGCAGGTGATGCGGCCCTGGCTGATGATGTTGAAGTGGCGATGGCGATGGATCTTGCCCACCACCAGCGTGCCCGCCGGCAGATGGATCTCGCGGGCGTAGATGCCAGGCGCGAGGTGGTGCTTGAGCGGCGGGGACTCATCCATGCGCTGGCCATCGGGCAGCCCCTGGCAAGCGCGCTGGATGGCCATGATCTTGCCCCGCGCTATGGGCGCTGGCAGGCCAGGCTCCGGCAGTAGGGCGAGATCGGTACTCATACCAACGGATTCTATTGATGGTTGTACAGACTGCAAGCCATCTGATGTCGCTGCGCTATCACCCGGAGAAGACATCGAAGTCCTGCTTCATGATGACGGTCTGGTTCATGGGCCTGCCGCCCAGGGTCGGGGTGCGCGTCATGCGGTTGTACTCGCCGCCGCCCAGCATCAGGTAGCCGAAGGAGTCGCCGATGTGTGAATGCTCGTTCTTGTTAGGGGCATCCCTAAAGCGTTCCTGGCCCGCGCCGACCGATACTCGCTTGAAGTGATAGCCGCCCCCCAGGGACTTGCGGAGGAGCTTGCATTCCCTGTTCACGATCAGCCCTGGCTTGCCAGAGATCAGGCGCTGCATGGGGGCCGCCGCGGCTTCCCGGCGCACCTTGAAGTCGTTGCTGGCGGTCGGCTGTGCCCGCAGTCCCAGCGTCCGCAGGAAGTCGAAGCTGGTCACCTCATAGATCGCATCCCTGGCCATGCCCGCGGGGTCGCCCCACAGCAGCACCTGGTGGTTGGGGAAGTGCTGGTTGAGCAGCGCCAGCAGCTCCATGCCGAATCGCTCGAGGCCCATGTCGAACGTGACCACCTCCTTGTGGATCACCCAGCGGCCATTGGGCAGGCGCTGGCCGATGGTGGCCGCAGGCGTCAGACCGAAGTCCAGGCCCACCTGGATGGGCACGTTGGGATCCACCTCGGTGTCGCCGGACATCGTGCTGTCGTCGTATTCCGGCCACACAGGGCGGCCTTCCTGGACGTAGGTGTAGATGCCCCCGGCGTAGCAGCGGATCCAATCCAGGCTCTTGCCCAGCAGCATCTGCGGGTAGTAGCCAGCCGGGAGGTTGTTGATGTTCTCGGCCTTGGGGTTGACCTTCCACCACTTGCCCGCTGAGTACACATGGTCGTTGGCCTCGGGGTTGTCGGGCAGGGAGTCGGGGTCGGCTTCGACCACGCCGCCAGGCTGCTTCCAGAACTTCCAGGCATAGGGGCCGGACATCTTCTCCTTCTCGGCCATGTTGAACCACCAGTGGTCGTCGTCCATGGGGTTCGTATCCATCCAGATGCCGTGCCAGGTCGCGCCGCCGTCGCGCTTGGTCGGGTAGCGACCGACCCGGTGGGTCAGGCCGTCGATCACCGCCTTAGGCAGCTCGCGGGCCTCGTTGACCCACGCACCCGTCAGCTCGAGGGACAGGAGCTTGCGGACATCCTTGGGCTGGTCAAGGGCCAGGAAGATCACCTCGCAGTCGATGCCAGCGGCTCCGTCGCGGGCGGGCAGCCGAATGTGATGGGTGATGGGCGGCGTCCACAACATCGGGCCGAAGGTGGCCTCGGGGAACAGATCCAGCCAGGTCTTGATGGTGGTGGTCTTCAGCATCGGGTAGCTGTTTCGCACCACGGCCCAGCGGGAATACCGGATGTTGTCCACGGGGCTGGGCTTTTGCTGCACAGCCTTGATGAAGATCTTGGAGGCGCAGCCGTAGGACTTGCCAGACCCCACCGGCCCCATGATGCCTTGCACGAAGGCATTGCTCTGGATGAAGTCGTAGATGACCGGGGACTTGCTGAAGTCCAGGCGCAGGCCAGCCTGGGCCACGGCCTTGTCGGATTGCTCTTTAGTTCTTGCCATGGGGTCGTGCTTTGGTGAAAACGTGGAAGAGCCGGGGTTCGACGCGGATCTGCAGGGTGCGGCTGGACAGGCCTGGGATGAAGGCGACATCCACGCCCTCGGCGCGCTTGGCGTTGACCGTCTCGCTCGACCGCTCCGAGGCGATCTGGTTCTTGTTCATGGCCTGCCAGTTGATGAAGGCAGGGTAGTCCGGGTCGCGCCAGTGGAAGGCGCTGTAGGGATGGCAGCTGCAGCGGCGTTTCATCGGCGGGCAGGGCAGTCGCGGCCTTGGCGGCAGTGGTTGTTGCAGGGCGGGCAGATGTTCTGCATGGACAGCAGCGTCTTGGCCTTCTCGCGCACCTCGGGCGTCACCGCGTGGCCGAGGTCTTCAGGGTCGAGCAGGCGCAGCAGGAATGAGCGCAGGGCCACGTTGTGCGCGGTGATCCGCTCGGCAGCGGCGCGAAGGGTTTCGATGTCGGTCATGTCAACTCCTTCGCTGCAAAGTCATGGAACCACGCAAGAATTTCTTTTCGTGGCGTGTCCGGCCCCCACTCGTTGCCTCTGCACTTGGCGCAAATCATCTCCAGCGCCGCCAGCAGTTGCGCGTTCTCGGCGTGCAGGCGGCGCAGTTCGGCGGCGGCAGCATCAAGGTCAGAGGGGCTGATACGCACCCAGAGTGAGTCATCCATCAGGCTCAAGTTGGCATCTGCAATTTGCAGCGCATCAGCCAGCCGCAGGGCTTCTGTTTGTTCAGTCATCTCGCATCTCCCGCTCAGGAGCCACCACGTTCACATCAATCACGCTGGGCTTCTCATTTCCGTCATCAGGGTTGTCCAGCAGACCAGAAGCCTTGGCCAGCAGGCGCAGCACGCCCACCTTGTCGTACAGCTCCAGCTCCAGCGTGCTGTTGCCATCCTTGTCGGTCTTGACCCGGATGTTCTTGATCGACTGCAGCGCATGGTCAGGGATGGCGCTCGAGGGCTTGACCCTCACGTTGCCAGCCTCATCCCACTCCATGACATCGGTGATCTTCGTGTTGGCCATGCACAGCAGCGCATAGGCCACGGCCTCCTTGTTGGCCAGGATCGTGGCGCTGCGCTCCAGCCTGCGCTGCACAGAGCGCACCCCACCCCAGTTGGTCAGGGGAGGGATCACATTGGTCTGCTTCTTGGGGCCAGCCATCAGAATTGCTTCTTCCTCGGATGGTTTTCGCCCGTCCGGCTCTTGCAGTACGCGATGAACCCCGGAGCGTTCAGATTCTCCTTCTGGGTTCCCCATGCAAGGTTCTCCGGCCTGTTGTCTCGCGCATCCTCGTTCAGGTGCATACACACCTGACCAGGAGCAGGCGGGCCGTTGAAGGCCTCGCAGACAAGACGATGCACCTTGGCCGTCTTGTAGCCGCGCCGGGGATAGATGTAGCGGCCACCATCCCATTGGCCACGGGTTGGCTTGCCACCGAAGCGGCCATGCGGCTCCACCATGATCTCGCCCTCGGACGAAGCCAAGATGCCGGGGTATGAGGGCACTTCTGCCCAGGCAACGATTGCCATGCTGTCCTCCTAAAAAGGAATATCCGAGTCGTCCCCTTGCGGCTGGTAGCCGTTGCCCTTAGCCGTGTTGTGCGCGCTCATGGCCTGGCCAGCCACAGGCTCACCGATCTGCAGCGAGATCCACCGCTCACCCGCAGAGGTCTCCTTCGTCCAGGCCGACACCCAGTGCAGCGTGCCGTCAGGCAGCATCACCTTGCCCTTGAGGCTCGGGTGCTTGTCCGTCGTCTTCTTGTCGTTCTTGAACAGGCTGCCCTGTCCAGGTCGTTGTTGGTAGTTAGTGGCCATTTACAAAAAGCTCCTGTTGGGAATTGTCAGCGAAAACCCCAGCCGACAAAAAGGGGAGAAAAAATTGAGACAGACCCCCGCAGCGCCATGGGTGGGGTGGGGGGGCAAAGGGTCGTTTCCACGCGTGCGTCAACGGGCGCGTTATCGCCCGCGTGATGCGTGCGCGCATATGGTTGGCCTCGGCCTTCCAGGGACACGCTTGCCCCTCCCCCCTGGTTCTGGACACGGCAGACACCCCCACCCTGTCCAATCCCCATACGTTCGTCTGGGTTTGTGCCAGAGGCTCCAGGAGGCGCTGAAGGCCTGGGCTGGTACCCATGCCTACCCTTGCCCCTGATCGCGCCTTGTAGGCCCGTCCTGAGGCCTTGGCGGGGCTGTCACGCACGGCGGGCATCCTGGTGCAGCTGCAGGATCCCAGGCACCAGGTGTTCAGGCCTGGGCGTCAGACCCTCGGCCTGGTACGCAGCGAGCAGGTCGGCCAGGTGTTCGGCGATGTCGGCCTCGGTCAGGCCTGCGCTGGTCAGCTCTGACACCTGTTGGTTGTCTAGAACTGTATTTAGATTATTACTACTCTTAACCTTAATACTCTCTATACCTGTGTTCTCTGTGTTATCTACAACCTCCAGGTTGTGATTAGGTTGTGAATGTAATGAGTTATCCACAGGCTCATTTACAACCTCTGAGGCCTCCTCATTTACAACCTGTGGGTTGTGATTGGTGGCCATCCTCTGGCGCTTGGCCAAGGCCTTCTGGTTGGCCTCCTTGACTGCTCTGACGGCTCGGGTGTCGCCTGACTTGGGCATGGTGTATGTCCTCTTGGTTGGTGTCTTGAGTACTTGGGCGATGGCCTGGGCGACTCGTCTTTGCCCTTCGGGATCTGGCTTCTCAGCTTCCATGGCTTGCTCCTTCTGCATTACAGGTGGTCTGGTGTCTTCGATGGCGCTGGTCACTGCGATGGCCGTGGCTGCGTCCACCGTTGGGTCGAAGATCACGCGCAGGGTGTCTGTGCGCTCGCCCTTGAAGCCCTTGCGGACTGTCTCGAGGTAGCCTGCCTCGCGCAGCTGCTTGAACTGCTTGGCCACGGCCTGCTGGCTGATGCCCAGCTCCTTGGCCAACCTGGTCTGGCTGACCCAGGTGATGCCTGCCCTGTTGCAGTACGCGCACACGGCTGCCAGCACCTGCAGCGCCCCATGGGTCAGCCGCTGGTCGAACACGGCCTTGATCGGCAGCACGCAGACCTTGCGCTGGTCTGGCGGCGCTCCCTGCTGCACCCCGCGGGGCTTGCGCTTGGGCAGCTCAAACGGGATGACTGTGTCAGGCAAGGCGCTCATTCCTGCGGATGTCTCTCATGTACTGTCGGATGCGCTGCTCGGCTCCCTGGCCGTACAGCTTGTCCATGCGGGCCAGGTGGCGGTCGATGGCTTCCTTGTCCTTGTTGGCTTCCCAGGTGGTCAGCAGCTCCCTGGCCACGGCCTTCTCCAGCCACGGGCGCTCGGGCAGCGGGCCTGTGTTCCTGGGCGGCCTGAATGGCCTGCGGTAGCCCTTCATCGCTTGGCCTCCCGCTTGGCCTGCAGCTGCAGCTCCTTGGCCAGCACCTTGTGCCCGAGCTGCGTCACGACGCTGCCTGCGTCCACCAGGCCACGCCGGCGCAGCGACCAGTAGGTGTTCCAGCTGCCAGGCTTGTCGTTGACCAGCTTGAACTTCCAGCCCATGGCGAAGTGCTTGAGCATGAAGACCTGATGCGCTGACAGGCTCATGGCTTGGCCTCTCGTCTGGCCCGCTCCTGCTGGCGCCTGTAGTACTGCCAATGGATGATGTCGCTGTGTACTTCCCACGGGGCGATGCCGGTCACCATCCGCTGCTTGGTTCGCGCCCGGCGCATGGCCTTGTTGTAGATCTGCTGCACCCTGGCGACACTGATGCCCAGCTGCTCGGCCACATCCCTGAAGGTCTCCAGCTCGATCACGATCAGGCGCACCACCAGATCCTCCCGCTCAGTGAAGTCGATGGCCTCGAGCAACTTGGTCACCAGCTCCCGGTTCTCGACCTCGGTCATGTCGGTCTGCAGCTCCCATGACCAGCCATGCCTGGGCAGCTCTGGCAGCTCCTCATCCCGGCTGTACCAGATGCGCTTGACCTCGCTGGGCAGCGATGCCGTCTGCAGCTGCCCGTAGTACGGTGATGCGCGGCCAGTCATGCGATGGCCCTCGCACGCCTGGCGCGGATCTCCCTGGCCACGAAGTCCAGGGCACGCTCGAGCTGGCCCACCGTGCAGGCGTCCAGTTGCGCGTCGTGGATCTCCATGCCCAGGTTCATGGCCGTCAGCTCCGGCCCGGTGAACAGGAAGCGGTTCTTGGCCACGCCACGCTGGCCCATGCTGTAGATGGCGTCCTGGGCGGCGGTGATCTCGGCCCGGTACTCAGCCCCCAGGCTGGCGGTGATGGCCAGCGCCTCGGCCACGTTCATGGCCGCAATCAGGATGTCGATGTCATCCCGGTTGCCGGTGCCTGCGACCATGCTGGCCAGCGCCTGGTGGTTCTTGATCTTCAGGGTCACGGCAGCGTCACCCGTGCGCGCCACCGGCTGGAAGCCCGACAGCACGTAGCCCATGTTGTCCAGGCGTATGCCTTTTGGACGGTAGCTGCTGCGCTTCCTCACTCGTCATCTCCCTCGCGGAAGGCGATCAGGAAGCAGATGGCCAGCGCGGCCACGAAGCCGAAGAACATCAGCCAGCCTGTCATGCCTGGCCCCTTGCGCGGATTCTTGCGGCAAACACTTCGCCGCCCTTCACCATGCTTCGCTCCTCACACACCCTCGCACACGCCTCGCGCTCGGCCTCCTGGCCGCAGCGGTAGGCCACGCGCACGCACTCCAGAAGCTCGCGCACGGTCTCGGCATCCACAGGCACGATGGCCCCAGGCTGCAGCCACTCAGAGGGAATGGGTTTCATTCGATCAGCTCCTTGATGCTCACCTCGAGCCGCGGCTCCAGGCTGTACTGTTTCTGCACCACCAGGCGCACCACCTGGGTGTCGTCCACGTAGGCCACGCCGTTGAGCGCGTCCAGCACCGCCTTGGCCACGTTGTCCAGGTCGGGCTTGCCGGGCACCTCGAGGCCGTCCTGGGCGCGGGCACGCTTGGCCTTTGTCCAGCTCACAGGGATGGCGTGGTGGGCGTATATCCGCACCAGCACGGGATGCTCGGTGGGAGGGCAGGGCATGGCCTCGGCTGCCCTAGTGGCGATCAGGCGCTCGTACTCCAGCGTTTGCTTGTCGGTGTAGGTGCGGCCATTGCCGAAGCGGGGACGGCCCTTGCCGCGGGGCTTGCCGGGCACGGTGAACTGCAGCTCCATCACAGCAAGCCCGCCTTCCTGAGAGCGGCCAGGAACTGCTCATACCGCTCGGCCTTCTCAGGCGGCGGCTGCTGGTCGGTGATGGACAGCGCCAGCTGGATCACCTCGACGGGCAGCGACTGCCCCTCGCGGGCCATGTCCAGCACCCGGATGGCTTCCTGCTGCGTCATCGGGCGTGCTGGATCAGCCGGGCCAGCCGGTCATTCACATCGCTGTAGCGGTCGCGCAGATGCTCCCGCACAGCCTCATCCACGATGCTGGCCAGGCTCCTGCGCTGGTCGTCTGCAGCTCGGTCGAGGAGGGCGCGGGTATCAGGGCGCAGACGCACCACCAGCGGCTTGTTGGGGGATTGGCTCATGGGGTTCCTGTATTCACGGCGACGGCGCGATCATACAGATGGATCCTGTACGGCCACAGCCCCCTGCACAGGGATTAGGGTTAATCCCTACAAAATTGTGCGGATTGGGGCTTGTACAGGCTTGGACAGGTTCGTGTATGATTCAGCCCAACGATGTCGCGGTGACATCGGGAACCACCGAGATACAGGAGTTCAGATCATGCGAAGCATCATCAACATCCTCAAGCCCTATACCGTGTCCTTCGTGGACGCTGACGGCTGGACGGCCACCCACCGCGCCTGGACAAGCGCCGAAGCCCTGGAGTGGGCTGCCTGCTATGCCTGGGGCAGCAGCACCATCACCACCCGCCTGGGCCGCCTCGTGGCCTGCGTGACCCGCTGAGGCCCGCCATGACCGCACACACCGGGCGCTTCGTCGCCTACTACCGCGTCAGCACCGACCGCCAGGGGCAGTCCGGCCTTGGCCTGGACGCCCAGCGCCAGCTCGTCACCACGTTCCTCAACGGTGGCCGCTGGCAGCTCATCGGCGAGTTCACCGAGGTGGAGTCGGGCACCGGCAAGCGGCTGCGCCACAGGCCCATGCTGCAGGCCGCCCTGGATCTCGCCCGCAAGCAGAAGGCCACCCTGGTGGTGGCCAAGCTCGACCGCCTGGCCCGCGATGTCCAGTTCATCAGCACGCTGCTCAACGGCAAGGTGCCCTTCGTGTGCGCCGATATGCCCGAGGCCGACCGCACCTTCCTGCAGATGATGGCGGTGTTCGCGGAGTACGAAGCCAAGCGCATCAGCGAGCGCACCACCCAGGCCTTGGCCGCGCTCAAGCGCCAGGGCAAGAAGCTGGGCAGCCCCACGCCGGAGATCGGCAGCGCCGCAGGCATCAAGGTGATCCAGGCCCAGGCCGACGCCTACGCCGAGAAGGTCGGCCCCCTGGTGCGCGACATCGTCCGCAAGTCGGGTGCATCCACCCTGCGCGACATCGCCGCAGCTCTGACCGCCCGCGGTGTTGAAACCCCCAGGGGCAATCAGCACTGGAATGCGAGCCAGGTCAGCAACCTGCTCAAGCGAATCAAAGGATGCTGGCAGCCCTCGGCCTTGGACTGGTCGCTTCCATCATCGCCGTCTGCTGGGTCGGCAGTGTCTTGGACGCACGCAAGGCACGCGCCCAGGCACAGCGCAGAGAGTCGCTCATCACCAGCGCCGCAGAGTCACAGATGCACTTTGCAAGCCGTGATGGAGATCACGCTCAGGCGTTTGAGCGCGGAAAAAACAACGCAGCGCCGGGTCAGAATTGCCTTAACGGAGACTGACGATGGAACAATTCAAACCCTTCGATGGCCAGTCCAACCTCGAGCGCAAGGAGCTGGCCAAGTACCTCAACCGCGTTGGCCGCGGCGTCAACTGTCGCATGGATGTCCCGATCCTGGTGCTGTCCGACATCAAGTGGGCAGCCACCGTGTTTAGCGACCTGGCCAAGCAGCTCACCGATCTGGCCTTCGTGGATGACCGCAGCGAGATCTGGCGCATCCTGGCAGCTCGAGCCGCCATGGAGCAGGCCCGCAGCAAGCTGGCCCACACCAACCAGCAGAAGACCAGCATCAAGCTGGCAGCCAAGGACAGGGAAGAACAGGAGAACAGGCGCACCAGGTGACCACTAGATGTAGTGGTTGCCTGTGACGCAGACCTTTGGATTTTTCCTCCACCAATCAGATCAGCAACTTGCAACAACCAGGAGCAAAAGCATGAAGCAAAACAACCAGATGGCCAGCGCGGGCCAAGAAGCAAAACGCGCATATGTGTATTCGGGTTTTTGGAGCACAAACAACTACATACAGTGTTATGACGGGGGCATAAAAGCCCACAGCCACTACCCTCAGTGGCATAGCAACAGACAGGAGCGCAACGCTCCTGTGACACAGCACCTCTGCAACGGAGGTGCGGCATGAATAACCCCATCCTTGAGTTGATCGTCGCCATGCGCGGCGGCATCCCTGATCGCTGTGACTTCTGCGATCAGCCATTCACCGAGGCGAACTACCCGACGCCAGAAGAGGCGGGCGAATGGGCGTGCATTGAGTGCGTCAAGAAGTGGGACGAAGCGCACCGAAAGGACGGTGCGGCATGAAGGTTCCATTGCAGAAGTACAGGCGGCCTTTACCAGGCGTGCATTGGACTGCCTGCGAGCCTTTTGTGGAGAACAGCAGAGCCGTGCTTATCCACAGGGTTCGGCATGTCACCACGATAAAGATTGGTGACCGCTGGAAAGCACACCTTGCTGTGCATTGCTGGTGTGGAAACGGGATGACCGGCACCTCGAAGTTCACTTTCCTCAGCGCACCTCCAGACGAGCGGATTGTCTGCGCGAGATGTGAAGACATCGCCGTGGACGCTGGCTTGCCGACTTCAGAGGAACTGGCTGGAAAGCATGTGCACACGGGCGGCGTTGTTGCCGTGCGCCGATGCTGCGAAAGCGAAGCAGCACCAACCACTACATCTAGTGTGCGCTGTGACGCAGCCGTAATGAATGTGCAACAGGAGAAATCATGAACAAGCAATTGAATTCATTGGATACGAAGAAACCGGAACGCGCATATGTGTATTGCGGTTTTTCCCAGCCCGACCACTACATCTTGGGTCAGGCTGCGCGCCAGAAAACCCCGCCCTACAACACCGGCAAGGTGAAGATCGGTCTGGCCTACCAGCCCCCCGTCAATCAAGACTACAGCGTCCACGCAGAGCGCCTGCAGAGCGCCCTGCTGGACAAGCGCACGCATACCGAGCGGCGCGCTGACACAGCCGCCGACCTGGCGCTGTATGTAGTCGCCGCCATCGGCCTGACCGTCGTCTTCCTGACCCTCTGATCCGGCCATGCAGCAGGCCGAGATCGGACGGGCGATCCGTGACGCCCAGCTGGATCTGTTCCAGCGCAGAGACGCAGCGTTCCTCGCACGCTGCCGGGCACTAGCTGTCGAAGTCGCCCGCAGACAGGGCACCGTCAGCATCAACGACATCCGCTCCAGCGTCGAGCTGCCCGCGGAGATGCACCCGTCCGTCCTGGGCGCGGTGTTCAAGACCAAGCAATTTGAAGCCTGCGGGTTCACCGAGGCCACGCATCCCCAAGCCCATGCCCGTGTCGTGCGGGTCTATCAACTCAAGGAGAACCATGGTCAATAAAGTCACACCCGACACGATGCTGTCGGCCTCGCGCCTGCCCGGCGTGATGGGCATCAGCCGCTACCAGACGCCCAACGATGAGCTGGAGTACAGCATCCGCGCCATGAAGGGCGAGGAGCGCGAAGACATCGGCAACGAAGCCATGGCCTGGGGCAACCTCATGGAGCCACTGATCCTCGAGGATGCAGCCCGCCGCCTCGAGCTGGTGGATCTGGTCATCGACCACCCGGTGGCCAAGTATCACGAAAGCCTGCCCCTTTGCTGCAGCCTGGACGGCACCGGCGATGGCCGCGGCCAGGTCATCACCACCGACCCAAGCCAGGGGATCTACGTCATCGGCCAGGACAGCATCACGCTGGACGGGGTCGGGGTGCTGGAGGCCAAGCTCACCGGCATGGATGTCGAGGACATCCCGCCCCTGTGGCGCGGCCCCATCCAACTGCAGGCCCAGATGGACATCATCCAGGCCAAGTGGGGCGCGGTCTGCACCCTCTACCGGGGCACGCAGCTGCGCGTCTTCCTGTTCGCCCCGCACCAGGGCACGGTGGATCGTATCGCCGCGGTGGCCAAGGACTTCCAGCGCCGCCTGGATTCCTGGAAGGACACCGGGGTGGTGGAGTACTACCCGCCCGCAGAAGGCGAGCAGTGGCCCGCGCATCGCGGCCTCTACCCGGCCAATGAGGAAACCATCCGGCTGACTGACGATGCCGCAGCACTGGCCGCCAAAATTGTCCAGGCCCGTGCCGCCATCAAGCAGTCCGAGAGCGCGATCAGTGAGGCAGAGAAGCATCTCAAGGAGCTGATGGGCGATGCCACCAGGGCGCTGGCCGGGACGTACAGCATCTCCTGGCCCACGCGCTCCTACCAGGCCCAGCCCGCCAAAATGGTGCCAGCCAAGGAGGCCTACACCATCCGGCAGTCCACGCTCACCATCAAGGAGGCCAAGGCATGAAGATCGAGCTGCTGGACGCCGATGAGCTGACCGTGGCCCACGCCCGCGCCATCCACGCTGTGCGCTCCAACATTCCCAAGTGCAGCGACAAGGACGCCGAGGAGATCGTGGATTCCATCGTGACCCTGGTCTTCGCCACCCTGAAACAATACCTACCCGGACAAGACGTATGCAACTGACCACCACTAACCAGCGCGGCTTCGCGCCCGCCACCATCACCGAGGCCATCCAGTTCAGCGAGATGCTGGCCAAGTCGGCCATGGTGCCCAAGCAATACCAGGGTAAACCCGAGGACATCATGGTCGCCGTGCAGTGGGGCTATGAGATCGGCCTGGCCCCGCTCCAGGCGCTGCAGAACATCTCGGTCATCAACGGCAAGCCGTCGGTGTACGGGGACGCGGCCATGGCCCTGGCGCAGGCCAGCCCGGTCTGCGACGGCATTGATGAGAGCATCGAGGGCGAGGGCACACCCAACCCGGTGGCCGTCTGCGTAGCCCGGCGCAAGGGCCGCAACCCGGTGATCGCCAGGTTCTCGGTCGAGGACGCCAAGCGGGCCGGTCTGTGGGGCAAGCAGGGGCCATGGCAGGCCTACCCCAAGCGGATGCTGCAGATGCGGGCCAGGGGCTTCGCCCTGCGGGACGCCTTTCCGGATGTCCTGAAGGGACTCATCACCGCCGAGGAGGCCATGGACTTCCCGGATGAGGCCAAGCCTCGCCAGGCCAAGGACATCACCCCGACGCGCAATCCGCTGGACGCCCTGGCCCCGGCCCTGCCGGTGTCCGACCCGGTAGTGATCGAGGCCGCCATGGCCGACACGGTCGAGGAGCCGGTGGCTGTTGTTGTGGAGCCACAGATCACCGACGCGGTGACGGCAGCCCCGCCCGTGATGGAACGCGAGCCTGGCCAGGATGATGAGGAGCGCGAGCCGGTGCCTGTGCCGGTGATCGGCTTTGCCCTGCGGGTACCTGGCCGCGATGAGCCGTTCAGCACGCACGCGACCATTGATGAGTGGTCGGACGCCTACGAAGACCTGTGCGACAAGACCGCCAGGGCAGGCAAGGTTCCAGCTCGAGATCGGATGACCAAGCTGCGCGAGCTGCGGGAACTCAATGAGGAGAACATCCAGCGCGTGGACATCGTGAAGCGCGTGCGCCACACCGCGGGCTACCAGAAGCGGCTGCGGGCGCTCGGGGCCAACATATGAACCAGGTCTTCTACGTCCTGTCCGTGGTCGCCACGGTGGTGATCCTGTGGTTCCTGTGCCTGGCCCTCACGGGCCTGGTCGCCAAGCTGATCTACCTCAGCCTGATGGCTGGCTGGAACCTGATCTAGTCGTCGGACAGGAATAGCGCCCGCTCTGCCTCGCGGCGCTTGACCAGGCCAGGCAGCACCTTGCCGCCGCCCTTCGTCCAATCCATGAGCGCGTCAGCCGCCCCTTGCCAATCGCCCCGGTTGGCCTTGATGCGGATCTGACTGCGCTGCAGGTTGCCTAGCCCAGCATTGAAGGCAAAAGAGACCAGAGCGTCGAAAGCTCCTTGACGGCCAGCCACGCCGGGAACAAGACGTAGAACACCCCGTTCAAAACTTGCGACATCAGTGTCGAATAGCGCATTGATCTCGTCCTTGCTCCAGACACGGGCGTCCTCCTCCTTCAGCGGATACTGCTGCCGCAGCATGGGCGGCGTCTTCTTGGCCTTGTCCTCTTCCTTGTGAACCATGGGCAGCCGGATCTGCTCCTGGTACAGCACATGGCCATAGCCGATAGTCCAGATGTGCGCCGGGCACAGGTAGGGTTTGTTCCGGCAGCCCTCGTACCTGTGCATCAGGGCCGCGCCACGCTCGGACAGCTTCACTTCTTGAACCCGCGAGAGCCGAACCAGAAGCCGATGATGCCGCCCAGCATCGCCATCTCATCGCTGCTGAAGATCAGCTCCGAGTACTTGATGACATCGTCGATGCCCTTGATGAGTTCCGGGTGCGACCAGAGGTAGTAGGCCAGGAACCCGTTGATGGCCAGCAGCTCCAGCACGAACAGGTAGGTCACCGTCGGGCGCACCGTGCCGATGTAGTTGGCCACCCACTTGCTGGCCGACTTCAGCACCTGCTTGTCATGGTCGAGCGCGGCCTGCGTCATCGCGGCCTCGGTCTGCATGGCGATCTGGTCGGAGCGGATCTCCTCGACCTTGGCCTGGGCAGCGAAGCCCAGCGCGGCCAGCTCCTTCTCGCGCTCGGTCTGGACGCGGGCCAGCTCCAGTTCATGCTTGTGGTCTTGCTTGGACTGGAAGTAGTCAAGCAGCTTGGGCAGGCCACCTAGCAGGATGCCGCCGAGGGTTGAGAGAAGAGAGAGCATCAGATCACCATTGCATAGACCAGCAGCGCGGCACCGCCCGCACCCACTGCAACGCTGACAAGCAGCATGGGCATCATCACGGCCAAGATCGCGGCGCTCGACAGGACGATGGCAAGTTGCAGGGCCATGCCTGCGTAGGAGAACCAGGGGCTTCTATTTTTGGCGACATCACGCTCGGCCTCGGCAGCCTTGGCCTTGGCGCTGATCTCCTCCATGTCGGCCTTCTGCTTGGCAGCCTTGTCTGCCTTGCCAGCCTCCTCGTAGATCACGCTGCGGATGTTCTTGGCCTGATACCAGGCCCAGAGGTTATTGGACTCGATGGTCTTGTTCAGCACGCGGCTCGAGTTGCTGCCGCCGAAGTAGCCGTTGATGGCCAGCAGCAGGGCGAAGGCAGAGATGGTGATGGCGGCCCAGGCTTTGACGTAGGCCTCGCGCTCAGACCGGCTGGAACCGGGAGCAGGTTTCTTGATGAAGTTCATAGTCCGAGTCGTCTGAATATTGCGTCGAAGATCTTGTTGGCGATTTCAGGTGGCAGCGTGATGATTAAGTCGAAGGCTGCGTTGGCCAGCACCAGGTAACAGATGACCTTGATGAACTTTTCCAGTGCATCAAAGATGACCTTGTTGATGTCATCTGGAGGCTGCGACATCTCATAGGAACAGGATCTTCACCAGGAACCAGCCAAGTGAGCCAAGGGCCACAGCACAGATGACAACAGCCAGGCCGATCTCTTTGTACTCACGCATCTGACGCTGCCTGCGGATCTCCGCGATCTTCTCGCGCTCGGCCTCGGCCTTGTCCTCGGCGTTCATCTCAGCCTCGCGGCGTTTGATCTGATGCCAGATGTCCATGTTGTTGGAGCTGAAGAACAGCCCCTGGATCTCGCGCTCAAAGTCGGCCTGCGCCTTCAGCGCCATCTCGATCTGCATGGCGGCACCGAGGTTGCTGCCGCCCTTCTTCTTGGCCTGGCGCGCAGCCTTGATAGCGGTGTGCTTGGCGTCGAAGTAGTTGCCAAGCAGCGGGCCGAGCTGGGCCACATCGTTGGCGGTCTGGCTCGCCATCTTCACCATCTTCACGGCCTTGTTGACGGCAGCCAGCGCGGTGATGGGGTCGATGGGGATCATGGCTTCAGCCTCCCTTGAAGTGGCTCACCACCCAGGTGACCACGCCACCAATAGCTGACGCGATGGCCATGCCAGCCCACAGCCCGCCCTTGGACTTGTTGGCCAGCTCAAGCAGCTGCTCGATCTGCTTTTCCATCTTGTCGATCTTCTTGTCCATCTGCTGCACGCGCTCCCACAGGACGCCGTACTTCACAGGATCAATCTCTCCAGGCTCCATGTCTCACCTCATGCAGGACGAACCAGGCAGGCTTGGAAATAAGTGTCTGCGCCTGTCGCAAAACCAAAGGCCGTGCCCGAGGACGCACTGACAAATCCGAACATCTCAAGGTAGTCGGTCGTACCGTTCATGTAGATCAGCGCAGACACGCTAGACCTGGCGACAGTGGTTGCGTCTGACAAATAATCAGATCCGATCTTGAAGATGGATCCGTTCTTGTAGATGGCAACGATGCCCCTGATGACCGTGACTCCAGCAGGGCAGAGCTGCGCGTTGACCTGGTAGTAGCCAGCGACCTGCGGCGTGAAGCGGAAGTTGGTCGCGTTGTCATACGCAGAGGCCGTGTCGAATTCCTCGGTCTGCGCCTGCACCTTCGTCCAGCTGCCAGCAGTGACAGACTGATTGCTGCCAGATCTGTATGCGCTGAAAGCCGGTGCATTCGGCAACCTGGCGATCTCTCTTGACTTGCCCATCTGGGACTCCTTTCGATGCTCTGAAAGAAGGCCCAATCGGGCCTACTGGTTTCTGTACTTAGCCGGTCTGCTCCGGCGGGTCGGCAGGCAGTGGCTGATTACCCTGCGCGAGCCATGCAACGTACTCGGGCGCGGTGACAAGGCATGACTCCTGCGTGCCATCCGGCCATTCGCGCCATACCACCTGGGTTTTCTGCATGGGCATGGTCGGCAGGAGCTTCCAGATAGGCTGGTTCATAGTTCGCACCCCGTGAACAATAGTCTGGCGTTGATGTTGCTGATTGCGAGTGATGTGCCGTTGCCTGCTGTAAGCCCAGAAGCGACGGACACAACGATGTTGCAGGCCGCATCGGAGCTAGCGTTTGCTGAAATCGCGGTTGCCGCCAGTAAGCTCCCAGTACTGTTGTAGAGGGAGAACGAACCGACGTTTGAAACAGTGACGCCACTGGGGCCAGTTCTGGCCTTTACTTGGAAAGGCACCGTGATTAAGGCGCTCCCGGTTCCGTATGCGAATCCAGTGCCGACAGGAGAGTAGCCAGCGGTGCCGGTATCGAATGTCACCGCAGGCAGATACCGCTGGCACTTTCGCAGCGTGTCGCTGTAGTCCTCGAATTGGAAGGGCGTGGCCACGGTGCCGCGCTCAAGCTGGACTCCGGTGATCTGCCAAGTTGCACCCGCAGTCTGGTTGACAAACGTGACGCTGCCGGAAGTCCGCAGTTGGTTGCTAGAACTCCACGCGCCTGCCGTGCCGTTGAGACTTGAACCGGAGCCTAAATCAAACGACAGGAACATTCCCGCCGTGTTGTCCGTAGCCCAAGTGCCGGAAGTGTCACCGGCAATGGTCAGAACAAGCGGCGTCCAAGTGTTTGCGGACGAGATGGTATAGGTGGCGATGTAGTTGCGGTTTGCCGACCCGTTGCAGATTCGGCAGCTATAGGTGCCAGTGACCGAAGCCTTTACCTGAAATGAGGTGGTGATGGTGACTGCGCCAGACGTGCCAAACGCGAGGTCAGCGATATTGAATCCTTCAATCGGCTGTTGCACATAAAAGGCATCGCCAGCACCAGGCGAAAACTGAGAAGCAACAGTAACCCGCAGACTGTTGATAAAACCCGTAGGCGCGTCCGACACCCGCTGGACAGACAACTTGCTTGCTTGCGTCACACCCAACTGCCAGCGATCCAAACAGTATGTCGTGCCAGCAGGCGTGATGCTCGCACCAACATTGCGCTGGTCGATCCGCATATCGCCGTTGATGATGCGGTTGCGGAAGGCGAAGCCGTTGTTGGACGCGAGGAACGTGGCGCGGTCGCTGCTCATGCCAGCCAGCGTGGTCAGCTCTGCGTCGGAGGCCTGCTTACCGGCCAGTAGCGTATCAGTCTCGGTCTTGGTGTAGGTCGTTGACTGGTTGGCTTTGGCGGCCAGGAAGCCGTTCACCTGGCTCTGCGTGTAGGTGTTGGCTACGTTGAAGCTGTTGAAGGCCAGGACAATCAGCTCATCATTCAGGGATGCAGCCGAGGCCAGCACGATGCTGCTGCCGTTGGTCGCGGTGTAATCATCGCCGGGCCTCAAGGCCGAGCCGTTGAGGGTGACCACAATGTTGGCCGACACATAGCTCAGGGTCGCGCCGTTGGCGTCGGTGTCGGAGAAGGTGGTCTGCCCTGCGGTGGCCACGAACTCGTAGGTCACCATGGCGGCCTGCATGGCGCTCGAGGCCGCAAGCCACTGCGCGCCGTCGTACACCTTCATGCCCACGGGCGTAGTGGTGCGGTAGTACAGGGCACCCGTCACCAGCGCGTTGCCGTCGTTGTCCACGGTCGGGTCGCTGGACTTCGCGCCGAGGTAGCGGTCATCGAAGTTGTCTAGGGCCGCGGCTGCTGCAGCTGCAGAGGTGGCGGCATCGCTTGCGCTGGTTGCCGCTGCCGTGGCGCTGTTGCTGGCGTTGGTCGCCTGGGTGGTGGCGGTGCTTGCGCTGTTGCTCGCAGAGGTTGCACTGTTCGCTGCGTTGGTTGCGCTGGTGGACGCATTGCTCGCGCTGGTGCTGGCCGAGCTTGCGCTGTTGGCCGCATTGGTCGCAGAGGTCGAGGCGCTACTGGCGCTGGTCGATGCACTGGACGCGGAGCTGCTCGCGCTGCTGGCAGAGTTCGACGCGGAGGTCGCACTGTTCGCGGCATTCGTGGCAGAGGTGGAGGCGCTCGAGGCAGAGCTGGATGCGGAGCTTGCCGAGGCAGCCGCAGCCGTTGCCGAGTTGGCGGCGTTGGCCGCGTAGGTCACCGCATTGGCGACATCGGCTGCACTGATGCCCAGCGTGGGATCGCCGTTGGCGTCGAATGCCAGGGTCTTGTTGGCCCGATCCGCTGCGCGGGGCAGCGTCATGTCAATGGTGGTCGGGTCAGTCTGCGGTGCCACCAGCGCACGCTGCAGGCCCTCGGCGTTCTGCTGCGCGAAGATGGTCAGCTGATCCAGCTCGTTGTTGACCGTGTTGGCGAAGAAGTCGCCGCCGGTCACGAAGTCGCTGGTGCGCTGGATGGTGCGGTTGCCGACGATGGCGATCTGGGTCGCGCCGGTCGGAGCTGCAGTCAGCGTGACATAGCCGGTGCCGTTGGGGTTGATGGTGACCGTGTAGTTGGTGGTCAGCGTCAGCAGCGTGTCGTCCCGGTAGACAGCGATGTCGGTCGCGGCCAGGATCTCAAAGGAGAAGTTGTACGGGCCGGTGCCGCTTGCCGCGTACACCACCCGGCGGGGGACATTGGAAATTGGGACGCCCATGGCTCAATCCTTCCTGTTGAAAATTGTACGAACTTAATCGGGCTTGTAGTACAGGCCGTTGGCTTTCCGCATCTCCTGCAGCTCCGTGATCTTCGCGGCCAGCTCAGGGTCTTCGGTCTTGAGCTGAGTCTTGGCCAGCTCCATGAACTTGCTGTGGACGGACTGCACCGTCTTCTGCTGGTCATCAAGCGACAACAGCCCGAAACCAGGCGAGCGG